TATAAGAATAAGATAGATTCTTACGCCAATACTAGGAGAAATGATATTGGCGAAATACTGCCTGAATTGCTTGACTACGAATCAAGGTTGCCTGCCGGACAATTCATTACATCGACTGAGTTTTGGAATAAACTGAATAATGTGCAGAAAGCAATGATAATCAGGAGATTTCAGCCGATGCCGGAAGGGGTAGATGCTATGACTGGTGTGGTGAGATAGGAGGCTAATATGGGTGTCGCTGTGTTGGAATTGATACTGGAAGAACTTGAGAAGTTGGCTGATGTATTGTCATGGGCTTTTGATGAAGGGCCGAAAGGCGCTGGATGGCCTTCACCGACTTTGAAAAATATTATTTCAAAGGTAAATGATGAACTTTATCGCTGCCTTCCTACTTCTGATTAACGAACGATTTAGATGGGCGCATTGACAGTAGATAGCTGGCGTAGGCTGAACGACTTGGTTGCGAGTCATGGCGCGGACGACGTACTGCACATGATTTGCGATCAGATTGTCGAGGTTGGCGAGTTGTCTATTATTGGTGAGCGTGAGGCCATAAATGGACGGGTTCTGTGGAAGTGGTTGAATGATCCGCGGCATCCTGAACGGATTGCAGAGTACAAAGAGGCGTTGGCGTTCAAGGGCGAGATTGGAATGCACCAAGCGCAGCGTATTGTGGATAGTGCTACACCTGAAGATGTGGGCGTGAAGAAGTTGCAGTCTGATTTCAGGGTCAAGGCCGCGAGTAAATGGAACAAGCAGATGTATGGTGAGGAGAGGGAGAAGGGTGGGGGGGGTGTCACGGTAGTAGTAAATCGCGGTGGAAGCGACTCGGTGCATGTAGAAGGTAATATTTTGACGATTGATGGCTAGGAAACTGACATGGCTATTACTTGTGCGGCGTTGAATGTATATTGATTCATTTGATGGAAATAACGCTCCCTCACCAATGGAAACCGCGTGCCTACCAAAAGAAGGCGTGGGATCATTTAAGCAAAGGCGGCAAGCGCATCATTCTCACTTGGCCGCGTCGTAGTGGTAAAGATGAAGTGATGCTCAATCATGTGGCGTGTGCTGTTCATGAACGTGTCGGAAACTACTGGTATTGCGCTCCGAACTACGCGCAGTGCAGGAAGGCGTTTTTTGACGCGGTAAATCCGCATACGGGCAAAAAGCGCATAGACATGGCATTTCCTAACGAGTTGCGCGAAGCAACCAATGTTCAGGAAATGAAAATCACGTTCAAGAACGGCAGCACGGTTCAATTTGTGGGAAGTGATGCGTTTGACTCGCTGGTTGGTTCCACTCCGGCAGGGATAGTCTTTTCAGAGTACGCGCTGGCGAATCCGGCAGCATGGGCATTCATGCGCCCGATACTTCTTGAGAATAATGGATGGGCGGCGTTCGTAAGTACCCCTCGCGGCAAGAATCACTTCTACGAATTGTTCCAGTTTGCTGAGACTTCGGACGACTGGTTTTCAGAATTGCTGACAAGCGATGATACCAACGTCTTTTCGGACGAACAGCTTCAGGAAGAACTGAAGGAAATGGTCGCGGCGAACGGGGAAGCATACGGAGATGCTCTTTGGAGGCAGGAATATCATTGTTCATGGGATGCTTCCTTGCCGGGTGCGATCTACGGCGAGGAATTGGCCTGGATGCACAAGAACGAGCGTATTCTCGAAGTTGCACATGAGCCGGAATACCCGGTTCATACGGCTTGGGACTTGGGTTTTTCGGACGAAACGGCTATCTGGTTCTGGCAAATCATAGCTGGTGAGTTGCGGTTGATTGACTACCATGAGTCAAGCATGAAATCCATTGAATTTTATGCTGATTTGCTGAAAAAGTACGGAATTGAGAAGAAATACACTTACGGAACGCATTGGCTACCGCATGATGCTCGGCCAAGGACTCTGGCAAGCGGCGGGAAGTCAATTTTGCAGCAATTATTGGCCTATGAGATAGGGAAGTGCATCATCGCGCCACGGTTGGACATCGAGGAGGGTATTCAAGCAACCAGGGCGACGCTGAAAGTGTGCTGGATTGATGAAAAAAGGTGTGCTGTGGGAATTGAGCACCTGAAACAGTACCGCAGGTCATGGGACGAGGAAAAAAAGATATTTTCGTCTGCGCCAGTACACGATCAACACTCCCACGGAAGCGATGCGCTGCGCGTATTGTCGCTGGTATGGCGTAGGGAAAAGGCGCAAGCATCTGAGATGCCGTTTATCGACAAACTGAAGGCATCCAATGTCGTGAGTTTGAGCATGGGTCAGTTGCGCGAGAACCACCTACGCCGCATGGCATCGTTGAGAAGTGAGTAATGTTAGTGAGTGCTTGCATTTGCGTGATTTATGGTCTATTGTGCGCTTAGTTATGCAGTTTATCCAAGCGAGACTGTTTTAACGGAAGGAGAAAAGAATGGCTGAGTCGTCACATAAATATGAAACAGTAGCGGTGTCGCAAACGGATCAAGCTCTTGGTGCAACCGGTGCGGCAAAAGACAAGATCAAGAGATTGGTTGTATCTGTCGCAACCGCTGCCAGCAGCACATGCAGCATCAAGGATGGTTCGGGAAGTGCTATTGTCATTACTGCGGCAAATACCCCGATTGGTGTTTACGTGGTAGATTTCGGAGAAGGGATCATTAGCGCATCTGGCGCATGGTCGGTAACTACTGGCGCTGGAGCTACCGCGATTGCCATTGGCGATTTTACTTGATTGAATCGCAATGGCTAAGAAAAAAGAACCAGCCAGCGAAGTTCAATACTGGCTTTCCGAAATAGCTAGTTCCAAGCGCAGGGAGAAGGACTTCCGCAAGGATGGTGAGGACATCATCGCCATCTATTCCGGCGAGAGGTGCGATCAAATCCCGTTCAACATTCTGTTCAGCAACGTGGAAACGCTGCTCCCTGCGCTTTTCTCACAAACCCCTCGCCCTGTTGTTCAGAGGAGATTCAAGGACGACGATCCGATTGGGCGTGCAGCTTCCACCGCCGCGCAGAGGATGCTTGAGTTCCTTTGCGATACCAACGTGGAAGGCTACGAGACATTCGATCAGTCCATGCGGTACGCCACGCTCGACGGACTGTTGCCGGGACGCGGTATTACGTCAGTCAAGTACGATGCCGAGGTTCTGGAAGGTGAAGATATTGAGATGCCGGTGGTGCAATGGGAGCATGTCTGCACCGAGAGCAAGCAATGGAACAAGGTGTATTTCGGCTATGCGAAGAAATGGTCGAAAGTACCGTGGATCGCGTATGAGGAATATCTGGATGAGGAAGAAGCAACGCGCCTATTCGGTGACAAGGTAGCCAAGAAGATCGAATACACGACTGGCGAGGAAGATGAGGACGAGGAAGAAAAGGGCGTAGGCACTGGTGGGCGTGATGAGGCGGATCGAGAGTACGGCGAGCGCAAGACGGCGCTGGTATATCAGATTTGGGATAAATCTGGCGGCAAGGTAATCCGCTACATTTCCCCCGCATACCATGACGGATTCCTGCTGGTGCAGGATGATCCGCTCAAACTGACGGGCTTCTTCAACTGCCCGAGGCCGATTCAGTTCATCGAGAAGTCGAGCAACCTGACTCCGACAGCAATGTACAAGCTGTATGAGAATCAAGCGAAGGAACTGAACAACATCACGCGCCGGATTCAGAAAGTCGTTACCGCTATCAAGGTGCGCGGTGTCTATGATGGGCAGATCGGCAAAGAGCTTGAGCAGATTTTCAATCAGGACGACAATGGGTTGGTTCCTGCAGAGGCCGCATCGTCGTTAGCAACAGAGAAGGGCTTCGACAACGCAATCTGGTTCATCCCGATTGACAAGTTGATTATCGTCCTTCAACAGTTGATCGTTGCGCGGGAACAATGCAAGCGCGTCATCTACGAAATTACCGGCGTATCCGACATTGTGCGCGGCCAGTCCGTCGCAAGCGAAACTCTCGGCGCTCAGAAGATCAAGGAAGCGTGGGGGACGATGCGGCTCAAGCGGCTGCAAAAGGCCGTTCAGGTGTATTGCCGCGACACGCTGAGGATTATGATCGAGATAGCCGCTGGCAAGATGAGCGAGGAGACTTGGGCGCGTGCCACAGGACTGCCGTTCGTTACCGGCGATCAGAAGGCGCAGGCCGAGATGGTGATGCAGGCCGCTCAAGCGCAGGGTATGCAGCCCGATCCGCAGACAATTCAAATCCTGCAATCGCCTGCGTGGCCCGACATTCTCAAGGTGCTGCGCGACGATCTGCAACGCGCCTATCGCATC